ACCTAAATCAAGTTTTAATATCTAACCTTATGGCACAAACCAGAGGTAAGTCAGATGTAAAACCTAATAAAGATATGATACGTCATATGGTATTAAACTCTTTGAGAGGTTTTAATATTAAGTTTAAAGATGAATATGGTCAAATGGTATTATGCTCAGACGCAGGTGATCCTTGGCGTAGAGAAATCTTTCCTAATTATAAACACGGTAGAAGAAAAAGTCGTGTAGAAGGACCATTTGATTGGGATAATATATTTCAAATCATAACAGAAATTAAAAACGAAATAAGAGATAACTTTCCCTATATAGTAATGTATGTAGAGAATTGTGAGGCAGATGATATTATTGCTACACTTGTTAAACAACAAACAGAAACAAAGTATTTAATAATTTCAGGTGATAAAGACTTCATACAATTACAACATTACGGTAATGTTTATCAATTTAGTCCTTTACTAAAAGGTTATATCGGTGAACAAGAAGACCCAATACAATTTTTAAAAGAACAAATTATAAAGGGTGACAGATCAGATGGTGTACCAAATATATTAAGTGATGATGATATATTTTTAAGAGATGAAAGACAAAAACCGATCAACAAAAAAAGAATGACTGAATTTTCTAACATAGAAAGAAATGCTACAATAGAAACAGAAATCAAAAAAAACTATTTTAGAAATAAAACACTTATTGATCTATCTCAAATACCAGAACACATAGAAAAAAGAATTATAAATAGTTTTAAAGATTATGAAGTAAAAAGTAGGACGCTACTTTTGCCTTACTTTATAGAAAACAAACTGAAATCATTGATTGAAAATATAAATGATTTTTGAGAACATATATATGGAGAAATATAATGGCAAATCAAAACCCTAACCTTATGAGTAAACAGGCGATGGCAGCAGCTGCTTCTACAGCAACTAGAATCAGACCAACTGTACACGAAATCTTTACCAAGGTTAATAACGCAAAAGATAAACCTAAAAAGATAGAAGTTTTAAAGGAGTACGATAGTCCTGCTTTAAGACAAATCTTAAAAGGTGCTTTTGATCCTAAAATACAGTGGGATTTACCAGATGGTACACCGCCTTATATGGCAAACGAAGCACCATTAGGTACAGAACACACTTACCTCGAAGAAGAGGCAAAAAAACTTTGGCACTTTGTAAAAGGTGCTGATGAAAAATTATCAAAAACTCGTAAAGAAACATTGTTTATTCAAATGCTAGAAGGTCTTAACAAAGACGAAGCAACACTATTGATTAATGTTAAAGATAAAGTCTTAAACAAAGTCTATAAAGGACTTACCGAATCAGTTGTAAAAGAAGCATTTAATTGGAATGACGAGTTTATGACAGCTTAAATACACACTTTTTAAGGGGGTGCGACAACTTGTACTCCCTTAAATCATTGATTTTACTCACTTTTTTTACCAAAAAACAGCTTGACTTTCTCACCAGAATAGTCTATAATAAATAATATATGAAAGTGAGGTCTATATTATGAAAAAATACTTGATAACAATAACTATTATTTTAGCGACACTATGGTTTAGCTTGACGAGTCTAATGAACTCGGTAATGGCTAATGAATACAACAAAGCTGTTATAGGTCACGTTATACAATCAAAAGTAAATGGCACAAATGTTGAAGTGTCTAAATTGATGGAACAAGAACTTGAAAAAATTGCTCATCAATTTGCTTTAGAGTCGCTTACAATTATACAACAATACTTACCTACTATTTTAGACGGTGTATTGGCTGAAATGAGAATGAAAGCTGATAAAGAATATAAGTGTGCTTTATTAAAAGGTTCTAAAATAGAAGATGATTGTAGATAATAGATTTATTGAATTTTTTATGTTACTCAAAGCATTTATACCAAATGAAATTATTATAATAATATTAACAGGTTTGATTTACTATATTATAACAATTTTAAAAGGAGATAGTAATGCCGAAAAAGGTCACAAGTAAGAATATGAGAGTGAAAAAAATTCTGAAGCGTGAACTTGCGAGTCGTAACAAATACAAAACGACATATACTGATATTAAAAAATATTTTAAAATCATAAACGAAGCAGTTTTTGATAATCTACTTTCACCATTTAATGAAATAAAAATAAAAAAGATTTATAAAGACTATACTAAAAAATTTTGTTATGGTCAAGTAACTGTATGGGAATGGAAAAGAAAAGGCACAAGACAATATTGGTTAGAAATGTTGCCAACATACAGAAATAAAAAAGATTTTGTGGACACTTTAGGACACGAAATGGTACATCTATATCAAATGGCTAATATAGGTGATACTGGAAATCACAATAAACTATTTTATAGTTTTAGGCCAAAATTAAACGCAATAGGTTTAGACCTATAAAAGAGAGAGATATATTATGAGAAGAAAAGTGAAAGAACTAGATCCTTACCTTAAAGCAAGAATAGGTGAGGCAATAATACAATTAACTGAACTAGCAAAACCATCAAACAGACCAGGTACAGGTAAACAATATTACCTAGGCAATTGGGCAAAAGATATTTACGACAACTACACTGAAAAACAAGCAGAACATATTTTTGCTAAAGTAGAAAAGTTAAAAAGTGAATTAACATTTTTTCAGGTAAAAATACCATCATTTATAGATGATGAGGGTAAAGAGTGGAGTGGTTATGAGTATTATGCTAAAAAAATTTAAATCTATCAAAACATATAAAATAGTAATTTCAGTTATATTATTTCATATTATTATATTTGTAACAGGTACTTTTTATCCTAATCCTTACACAAAACATTTAATTAAAAAAGACATAGAAGCTTATTATACAAATTGGGCAAATCAATTAGGTTTACAAGAACCAGCTTTTGATTATAATAATGACATACAATTTGTACAAGCCGTCCGTAAATGTGTTGATTGGGTAAACTTTGAAACACCAAGAACTGAAAGAGTGCCAATGGAAATGATTGTTGCTCAAGCGGCATTAGAGTCAGGTTGGGGTACAAGTCGTTTTGCTGTTGAAGGCAATAATCTATTTGGTATTAGAACTTATGATAAAGATGTACCACATATGTTATTAGAAGGTCGTACAAAATGGAAAGGTTGGGGAGTTAGAAAGTTTAAAACTAAATGTCAAAGTGTACAATTTTTTGTAGAACTTTTAAACAATCACCCAGCGTATGAAGAATTTAGAGAGGTTAGAACTAAAATGTTAGTTTTAGGACAACAACTTGATCCTAAAGTTTTAATTAAAACATTAAAGGCATATTCAACCACAAAAGATTATGCTGAAAGAGTCAATTGGATCGTAGATACAATTAGAGAACAAGAAGAAAAAGTTGCTGAAGTAGAAATAGAAATAAAACCAGATTCAAAAACAAACACAGTTATTCCTAAAGAAAAACCTAAAGAATTATAAACCTAAATATTAACACTATGTTTTTAACAATCTTAACATTTTTATCTGCTATTAGTATATCTGTTATAGCAGCAGGTTATTCTATTATAGGACTTGCTACATTATTTGCTGGTGCTGCCATACCGATTATTGCTATGGGTACAGCATTAGAAATAGGTAAGTTAGTTGCCGCCAGTTGGTTATATCAAAACTGGCGAAGTGATGTACCGAAATTGTTAAAAGCATATCTCTTTACCTCTATTATTGTTTTAATCTTTATTACATCTATGGGTATCTTTGGGTTTCTATCTAAAGCACACCTAGACCAAGTTAAACCACAATCAGGTAACGCATTAAACATACAAGTATTAGATAAACAAATCAATCAACAACAAGTTATTATTGATCGTGCTGAAAAGACTTTAAACAGTTTAGATAAAGCACTTGACAAATATATTGATATGGAATATGTCAGTAGGGGATTAAAAGAACGAGAAAAACAAAAAGAAGAAAGAGAACAACTGAACAAATCCATATCCGAAGCAACGGCAAAAATAGTTGAGTTGAACAAAACCAAAAGCACAATAGAGTTAGAACAAATAAAAATTGAAGCGGAAGTAGGACCATTAAAGTATGTTGCTGAATTGATTTATGGTGATGAAGCAAAAAATCATTTTGATAGTGCCGTTAGATTAGTTATATTAATACTTATATTTGTATTTGATCCTTTGGCTGTATTATTATTAATTGCTGCCAACATATCTTTAAGACAATGGAGAACTAAAAAGAACTTATCTAAAGTAAATGAACAAGAGAATCTACAGAAAAAATTAGATACTTTAAACAAAAAAGTCAAAAAATTAAGAGGTTACCAAGGTTTAGTCAAAGAAT